TTTGTGACTGTTGAATCTGCCATGACTGTTCCTTATGCTGGAAGGTGGCGAGCAGACTTGCTGTTCACCGCCGTTTTGTTTTTGCCGACTGTCTTTGCGCGTCCTGCTTGGATGCGAGCCATCATCTTGTACAACTCCCGTGCCCCTGCGTCTGTGGAGCCGTTGCCAAGTTCAGACACGATACGCGCTGGGATTACAAACTCGCCATCAGCGAGGCGAGCAGGGCGCTTGTTACCGATACTTGCGGGGATAGAGTCAGACACACCGTCTCCGGGTCCACGCAATAAACGACCGCCGTCAGAGTAGCCGCCAAGAGAACCTAAACCACCGCCAGCCAAGGCAGCAATACCGCCGTGGGCATAACCGCCACCTCTACCCCAGCCACCCCTGTCGCCTCCGGGTTCGCCTCGGCCTTCAGGACCGTTAGGGCCATCACTTCTACCAGATGTGTCAACACCAACATTACCAGTAGCGGCTTCCTTTGCTTGCATCATCTGAGCCGGGTCAGTTACGTTTGAATTTTTAGCTACAGCGTTTTGTGCGTTAACGGAATAGCCCTCTGCGGCTGCTTGTGCTTGTGCCTGCGCTTGCGCTTGTGCTACATCTCTAGCTTCCGCTGCTCGTTGTTGTGGGTCTGTATTCAACGTTTTTCCAATAGGAGCGCCAATATCGCCAAAAGGGTCTAAAGGCGCTAACGTATCCAACGCTTTAGAAATGCCAACAGGTACAGGGGTTCTATCTTCTGAGGGCGCGGGGGGTTGCGTGGTACCTAAAGCATTTAAGACTCTTCCAAGCGTAGCACTTGATAAAATATCTGCGATAAGACCCTTGTTTGTGTTTACACCGCCGGGATTATTACCAGTAGGATCAACATCACGACCACCACCACCACCACGTCTATCCAGTGCAGCTAAGCCCTCTTTAGCAGCCAAAGAAGCCGCTGCTGCATTAGCATCCTCGGCATCGGGAACCCACACGTATGTGTTTGTAGCTGCATCTAATACGTAGTGTCCGCCTTTGCGGGTTGCAAAGTCTGCTGGTTTGATTGCTGACGTTGACTCGTGTGTAAACAACATTGGGTTCTTAGCTCCGGGTACGCCCATAAGATAGTCATACGATTTTTCCGAATCTGAACGGTTGTCAACAGGCCCGCCTTCTGCCATACCTATTGTAGGTCGCCCTACTCCACCGTAGGTAACGCCCTCACCACTAGTATCGTAAAGCGCACCTGTTACTGGGTCTCTTGCGTACTTCATGTTGTATTTTTTTCTTGCTGGTGCGCCTGTGCCTTCACCGTCGTCACCAAACCCGCCCGCTAATGCAGGTAGAAACGCCGCACCTAACAGATACTTGTTGTCTTGTAGGAAGTCTTTAGGTGCGCTGGCTGCTGCGCTAAACCCTGCGCTAATATCCGGTTTGGCCGCTGCTTGAATAGCTGCAACACGTTCAGCGTCGCCTAGACCCGCAACTTGCGCAGCTTCGTTTGCCGCTCTCGCATTTACAGCACTGCCCATATCCCCCAAACTTCCGCCCAAACCAGCGCCGCCATAAGCGCCCATACCAGCCATGATGCCCTTCTCAAGGCTACCGGAAGCCAGACCTGCAATGCCGCCGACAGTAAGCGCTGTGCCCGCTGCTCCACCAAGCCCGAACAAGCTACCAACTGCAGTACCAACTCCGGGGGCAAACGCGTTAAGTGCAAACCCAGCAACGGCGGGTAGGATGTCTTGCAAGAACCCTGCTTCAGGGAGTCCTGTTTCTGGGTTGATAGTCAGCGAGCCGCCGTGCGCCATAGCAAGCGCCTGAAGGCCGTGCACTTCTTTAGGTGACATGTGTACCAAGGTACGGTCTGGCCCTCTACCTTGCGCTGCCATTTGGGTTGCTAGATTCTGTAGGCTCATACTTTTACTTTCAGCACGTTACTGGCGGTTGTATCGTAGTAGACATCGCCTACACGAAGGTTAGCTAAATCTGCCTCAGTTGGCAAGCTCGGAGTGGCTGTTCCGGGGACAGGGGGTGCGCTCAATGCCGCAATTATATTGGCTCCGATGCGTTGTGTGGCGATGTTAATTGGGCCACTGTTGTCTAGCTGGTTGAAATACAACCGCAGCAGGGTGGTAAATTGATCTTGGTATGCACGGTCGTACTGATCCGGCGCGGCGGGAAGACGTGGGGCGACTACGTTTTTTTGTGCCATTACGCAACCCCCCAGTGGACGCGTTCAAGTTCTTTTCGGGCTGCGGCGGCTTCTTCCACGGTCTTACACGCTTTAGAGTAAAACTTTTTCCCTTTGCTAGTTATTTCACCGTACCAACTATTGTCTCTAGCATTTACACCAACAAAACCTGATTTACTACCCAAGCGTACCCGCACATTTCTGTTTTGTACTGTTGGTGTTGCCCATCTACAGTTCGTAGGGGCGTAGTTCCCGTATGTATCTATGCGGTCAAGGGTTTCCGTACCTGTCGGCTCTCCCATATCTTTTGCAAATGCCGCGTAGTCATGCCATGCTGCAAAAACAGAAACACCCCTACCCCCGTACTTAGGGTAGTCTTTATCGTGTGACGTATAACATCTACGCATCATCGCCCGCCATGTGTTATACGATCCTTTACCTGTGCCGCCATGCTTAGTAATTTTTTCTTTTAGATAACACCCGCAAGATACCGAATTACCCGTAACCAAATCCCCAGAAGTTTTTATTACTACATTCCCACAATCACAAGTACATTTCCACACAACCTTCTTTAGGGTATTGCGCCCCGCTTCTTCTGTAACCAAAAGACGCCCAAACCGTTGCCCTGTACGATCAATAAATTTTCCCATAAGCCCTCCTAAAAGAGCTTTTATTATACTATACATTGTTGGGTCAGTATACATATCAACGTCTGCCATCAGGTCTGATGTCCACCCGTGGGCTACCTAGCTGCCACTGAGTACCAAGCGTGTTGCAACTTACTTTCATGGACATCTGGCGACCGCGCACCCGAATGTTTACCTGCCCAGTGAAAGTGTCTAGTTCGATGGGGTATGTCTGCGTAGCTGTTACGGCTTGTGAGGCTGTAGCGCTTGTACCGCCCACCGATAAGGGGTTGTTGTAGCCAGAACCGGAGTTCTGCAGGGGTAGAAGCTGCATTATTAGGCTAGGTGTAGTCCCGTCTGTAGAGCCACGGAAGGTCAAGTCAGGCAGCATACGCCATGCAAACGCCATGTTGTGCCCGTCACCGATGTCAAACTGAGCGCTTGTAATGCTTGACTCAATGGCTATGGGTGTGTCGCCCGTATTGTCATCTACACCCGACTCGTGGTTGACAATGTTATATGAATAGGTAGCCGCCATAGGGAAAGTACGTAGACCCGAATCCAGCCATGCTGTGCGAGCCATATTGCCGTACATCCAGATGTCTTCCAAATAGTTGTAGATCACGTAGCGGTCTACGGTAGTGGAGTTTGAGGAGCAGTAGAAGAACCAAATCTCGTTAAAGCCCTCGTTGGTGTTAGCAAAAATCTGGTCGGCTTGCTGCAGATTGATGTCACTGTAAATGTACTGGCGCAAGTCACAGCGCATGGTCTGAACCCGACCGTCGTATTTATAGAACTTGTCTATACCCATCCAGAAAACAGCGCCGGAGCCAATAGCAGCGGCGTTAGGCCCCGCAATTGAGACGTTATCAGCAAGAAGTTGTGTGCCCCAGACGTAGGGTGGTCCAAGGTACTGCAGGGAATATATTGCCGAATCAGACCAAACCACAATCTCTTGGCGGCTTTGTATAGCAGTGACGATCTTAGAGCCGTGCGACAGGCGAATACTACCGGCTTGGTTTGTAATTGCAGGTGCCCACTCTAGATACGACTCTTGGTCAGACCAGCGGATAAGCATGGGGTCAAACTCGGTGCTTCCAAAGTCATTGGTTCCAAAACAAATGGTGAAGCGGCTTGCGTCAGAAATAATAAAGTATTTTTGTGTTAATGGCACGCTTGAAGCGCCGTTTAGCTCTGTAAGCGCAATCATGCGCGGGGAGATAGTGTGATCTCCGGATTGAGACCCTGACGTGTTGATAAGCGCCCCAGTAGGAGTGGCGGAAAGGTTAAATGTGGTGCTTGATACGTATCGTGTGTAGTATATTGTTCCAACAACAAGCCCTGTGGGGAGCGCCCCAGTAGTTTCAAGGGTAATGGCGGTTTTGTCAGGCAGGTTAATAGTGCTAGTGCCTACGCAAGGTGTTGCAATGGTAAGGGTTATGCCGGTGCTTACGTAACCTTTATTGGCGCTCCATAAGTACAAGGGGCCAGTACTAGGCCCGCACAGCAAGTCTTGCCCAAAATTATTTTGGTTCCAAAGGCGCATAGGCTGAGTAGAGTTGGCGCTAGTGCCCCAGACACCAGAACTCCAAGTACCCGAACCCCAGCCTGTCAACGGAACTTCATAGGGCGGGCCGATGTTAATTTGATATACAGCATAGACAGTACCGCCGCCGGTGGTTGAGGAAGTCGCCGCAGAAGCTGCCGTAATCGTATAGTTGTTAGTGCCAGTGGAAGTTATCTCGTACTCGCCAAGGATTGTTAAGCCGCCCACTGCTGTACCGCCGTAGAAGGTAACGTAATCGCCAAGACCGTACCCACTAGCAGCGTCGGCAACTGTAACGGTAGTAGACAGATTTACTGTAGTAAACGGATTGGTTAGCGTAGATGTTGCGCGAATAGGGGTAACGTCGTAGTAAGCCCCGCCATTCTCAATATAAAACTTTACGTTTGTGCCTACCCCAATCAAATTCTGAGCACCTAACGTAACCCAATTCCAAAGTGACCGACATACGCCTATGAAAGTATTGGCAGAGATGCGTGTCCACCCACCAATCTTTTCTGGTGTGCCCTGACGGAACCTAACTTTGTCCGACTCGTAATAGCCGCCCTCGGTGGTGTACCGAGTGTTCTCGCGGTTAATACCGGGTCTTAGGGTAACTTTTTGTAAGGGCATAGCTCATTTTCCCATGAATCAGGCAAAAGGTCGAGTACCAGCCTTGTCAATGATAAGCGCAACCCCTCTTGGTTCTGCATCTTCTGTGTTTGGGATACTGATGTGCGTCCAACGGTCAAACTCACGGATGATCTGGTCATAGGGTAAACCCGCAGCAATTACCGCACGGACTACCTCATCAGGGGTAACGCCGGGTACACGGAGGTCAGCCGCGCACCCCTTACGATGCTGAGACTTGTCAGAACTTCCAACTGCATCATTGACCTGCTTACTGCGGAACGCGGAGTTAATCATCACGGGCTTGCCGCCAAGGGTTTCCTTGACCTGCTCCAGCAGTTGCGCCAAGCGTTGCAGGTTACTGATTTCCTCTTGGGTCGGGCTGTTGTCAAACTCACGGTGGTCGGTGACGGTGAGTTCGTCGAGGGTGAAGTGTGGGCTTAGGTTCATTTTGCTGCCTTTGACAATAAATCTGTTTTGGCTTGAGAGCCTGCCGATGATCCAAAGTAGTAAGAAATAATGCCCGTCCAAGCCGTACCCAGTGAGCCAAGCATCATCAAAATGGCAGGGTTGCTGCTGTCAATTTTGTTAAAAAACATCATGCCCATAATGCCAAAGAAGCCGACAGTTACAGTTCCAGCCAATAAAGGAGGAACAATAGATCGCGTCGCAGCTTGCATGTCACGCGCAGACTTGCGGTCTTCAACTTCCAGTTTTGCAAAGTTGAGGCCAAGTTCATTGGCTTGTTTTTGCAATTCAATCTCCGCAATCTTGACTTGAGCAATTTGCTCTGCTGAAAGTTTGTTGTTGGAGATAAGATCGTTAACTTCAGTAGGATCGACTCCAGTAGCTTTGCTAATAGCGGCTACAGCCATCCCTACTAATGGACCTCCCATTGCCGAAGCAATTGTTGGCGCAATTTGTTTTAACCAATCCATTATTGTTTACTCCTTGAAAGCATGGTTGCGGCAATACTCAGCATGGTTCGTGCTGATTCTAAGTTTTCGGGTTCGGTTTCCCACCCCACGGTTATCTGCCCCACAAACCGCCCCGGCTCTGGTGGAACACTGATTCTGCAAGTATAGGTAACGCCCTTGTTAATGTACCAAATCCCCATTTCAGACTGCGCCGTGCGGTACTCTCCGCAAGGGATTTCATTCGCCATCAGCTTCACAACGTCGGCGTTATTGGCTGCGTTGTTTGTAAATAGGCCAACATCCAGCCCATCATTGGTTTTGTCTCTGCCGTCCTTGGCGTAGGCTCGATACAGCACACGAGTCCCAAACATAGGGTTGACTTTGAACACTGCAACGATAGTGGCGTTGGTGGTCTTGAACAGGTGGGCAGAGGCGTCCTCCACCCTGTCCTC